GGCCCCGGTATTTACGTTGCCGGAAAAGACGGCATGGACGATAGCATGCTCCTCGGCGAAGGGGAAACTGTTCCCGAAATGGACGGCATCGGAACCACTCACCTTGGTGAATTCCATTTTCCAGACCCACGCCAATTAGAGGGTTTGGCCCGTCACGCTCGCAAAAACATTTTGACCATGGCCGATGGTAGCGAATCCATTATTGCAGACGTACGTTCGTTAACAGAAGCGCAGACTTTTGCTTTTGCCAATTTCCGTGGTGCTACCCTCAAGGGATTGATTCCCGCGCTTAACAACGTACACATTGGGAATGTTGACGATCTTACCATTCACCCGTGGAACAATGAAACCGGCCGCATTATGCATCTAACCAAAGAGATGGCAAAAAAATGGGAAACGGTTGGCGGAACCGAAATAACACACGAGTGGATGCCCGTTGATCATTTTCTGCACGACCTTTGGGAATTGGAGGGAGTTGGCGGAAACGAAATAATAAACGAGTGGGAATTGGAGGAAGCCGTAGGGGAAACTTCTTTTGAAAACGGATTCAAAACCCCACTAACAATTGATTTTAGTTCAATAGGCGATTTTGCGGTACTTCACCCAGAAGACGCAAAAGTTTTAGAGGAAGCGGTTGACGCAGGGGTTACTCACGTGCCGGTTCGTCTTCGCGAACTTGGTTATGTACACAGGCGCGATATGCCAAACGGTTCGCTTGACGTTCCCATTCCCATGCATAGTGCTGGCGGCCGTGATGACGGTCTTTATTTGCCGTCGGAATTAAATTTGCCAACTTTCGGATACCAACGCAAAGGCGTTGGCTACATAGAGCAGGGGATGCAGCGTTTTTACGAAAACGGCGGTACACTTATAAACGCAAACGACGCGCAACGAACCGCGGCTGAAAACGAATTGTTTGTTGATAAAATAACAAACAAAATAGAAGAACTGCGTAAATCTGGAAAAGAATTAATCGATTTGACCAACCTTGGATGGCAAGTTGATGATCTACGCCGCGAACTTGCAATGCAATGGTATGAAATTAAACCCGGGGAACCCCAATCGGAGGGCAACCGCCTTCCTAGTCCAAAAGATTGGCCTTCCGATAAGGAACTAGGTTTACCTTCGCGTGTAGAAAAAATGATGCGCGATGCGGGTCTTCTTCGTGGTCCTTTTAATTATGAATCTGCCCTTCAATTTGTAGAAGAAACGGTAAAGGAGGCAGGGCAAAAACTGATACGCAATAAGAGTTTGCATGAGGCTTTAAGGGGTTTGCTGAATGGTGAAGAAGGAGCCGTTGCTGTTGATAAATCCGGTAACGTGGTTGGCGCAATAGACTACCTTTCTTTGCATGGTTATACGCGCATAGGTTTTGTTGGCGCAGAAGGTAAGCAAGGCGCTGGGCTTGCTTTGGAACATCACGTAGCCAAAGAAGCGGCAAAAAAGAATCATCATATTGAATCAGAGATTGGATACAATTCTGAACGTTTTCACCGTCTCATGGGGCGCGATATTAACGGCGAATATTCATCGTGGTCGGAATCTATGGTTCGTGCCATTGCGCAACTTACGGAAAAAGCAACGCCACCCGTAAAAGTGGTTTCTGAATCCGAACAGCACGCCGCTCTTTCCTACGAACGCACAGTTGAACAAATCAAGGCTCGCGTTCACCAATTGGGCGAAGATCCTTTAGTTCACGATGCCGTAGGTTTTGCAACAATGGCTCAAGAAATAAAACAACGCGATTTCGCCATTAAAAAAGAAATGAACGAATTGCAACATCGCATGCTGACGGCTCATCTCGACAGTGAATCTTCGCATTATTGGGAAAGCGGCGACCCAACGGACTGGGTGGTGCCCAAATCAATTTTGGACGAAAAACGAGTGGCGATTCTAGAGGGAGAGCACAAAGCAATCAACGAAGCGCTAAACCATTTTAACGCAATTCTTGCCGAAACCCCGTTCACTGAAAAAGCCATTTTGGAGCGTGCTAAACGATTTGCGGAAGACAAGGGAATCCTTGAAGAAAACATGGACACGTTTGCCGATGAATTCCGTGAACGCATACTTGCCGCCAACCGTGCCAAATACGGGTATTTAAGTCGCCACCAACGTTATGCTGACATGGTAAACCGCTACCTTTCTGCAACCTTTGTGCCATTGGCTTTGTTGTCCGGTGGTTGGGCTTTTCGAGTAGCAACGTCGGAAGCCATGCTGAACTCTTTGCGCATTGGTGGTTGGGGTTTTGTTGACGCTAAATTGGCCGCCTCTATCGCCAAGCACGAATTGCGCGGTCGAGAATTGCGTCAAACGGTTATCACAAACGCGTCTTCCCGTGAGTATCAATTAAGCAAACGTATTTCCGACAAACCAAAAGAATTTACCATTCCTTTGACAAATCGTACCGTTACCATTTCGGAAAAAGCCGTTATTCGCGCTCACATTCTCAATGCTATCGATTCGTTGCACATGGGAGTTAACGACATTTTTGCTGGTGCCGCCATGGGCGTTGAAAAAAACTTGTTGAACGGAATTGGCCGTGAAGAAGCCGAACGCATGGTCGATAACTTTGTTAGCGTAATGATGCGTCACGACGGTCACTTGCCAATGGGCGTTCATCAAACCGAATCCGTTGTTGCCAACGAATTGTCCGATAGCCTTGACGATTTGCATTACGGTATTGGCGACGATGGCGGTCGCACCATAGGTCGGGCCGCCCGTGCTAAAGAATTTGAACTTTCCACCCTTCATTCTAGCGGATATGTCACCGCTTTGTGGGAAAATCTTTTCCGTATTCAACGTGACGATCTTATGTTTCCAGTTACCGGAAAACTGCGAGAGATTTTAGGGAAAACCACTCGTTACCCCTTGGACACCGCTGAAAAAACTTTGCTCCCTCTTCTTCGAAAAGAAGCACTAAAAGTTATTGAAGACATGAACCCGGCTGACCGTGCGCGCTTTAAGCGTGACACAATGAAATCGTATCGTTCATCACCTGAAACTACCGCTCACGAAGATTGGGCAAACGTTCTTGCCAAACACGTTATAAACTCTTTCAAGGGACGCGGCGCAACCGAAGACATTTTCCACGTCAACCTAATGGACCAAGTTCTCAAAATGGACCTCAAGGAACCCCGCAACCTTTATTACGACGTAAAGGCAATGAACAACGGCTTTGAAGCACCCGACCACATTCCTACCCGAAAATTTGTTGAAATAAATTGGCGCCAAAAACTCCTTGACACGAAATTGATTAATCGCATTTCGGATGTTGGACATGACAAAATCCTTGGCCCCATTGTTAACTCTTTGGTTCGTGACCCATTGTTTTTGTTTGAATATCACAAAGCCATGGAAGAAATTGCCCCAATGGTTAAAAACAACATTATTGATCTTGACCAAGCAGAAGTGTTGGCAGACCAGCGAGCGATTATACGCATGTCCAAATACGTGCACAATCCTAAAGACAAAATGGTCTTTGAGGCAAACGCTCGTATGGTCGCACCTTTCTACTTTGCCAAAAACCAAGCATGGCGCCGTGCTTTCCGCGTAATGCAGGAAGATCCGGGTGCTTTCGAAAAATACATGCGTTCTTGTTTGCTTGTTACGGATTGGATGTCCAAGGGAGCCACGCAAACAAACAACAATAGTGTTGTTATGCCCATGTCTGCTTTTATGGGAAACATCGGTGCGTCGGCCAACATTCTTGGCGGATTTTTGCCCGGTGGAAGTACGCCAGACGCCAATTTCCGCCACTTGTCTTTTGGCGTAAGTCTTTCCGCTGGTTCAGTAGACTCGATGATTGTTACGGGTTCGGAAGGTGGTTGGAGCGCCGTTGGCGGTTTTATTCGCCCCCCATGGGGACCAGCGGTTACGGTTCCCATCAAACTTCTTGAACGTGCTATTGGAAATCACACCGGAGGGCAGGCCGTTGATAAATATCTCCAAGCCTTCCTTGGTCCAATTTCGTCCAACACTTCTATTTTCAGTGACTTGGTTCCCAACACGTTTGCCCGTAACATTTACGCGATGATTCGCCAAAATGGTGGTTTTGCCGCCGTTCAAGTTGTGGCCATGAACAACGCATGGGACAACCTTGTTCAAAGCAAATATGAAGCCGTCATGAAAAAATACCCGGGGCCATGGGCCAAACCGGGTGGTGGCGTATACAGCCGTGTAGATCAAGACGCTATGGCTATGAGCATTGCTAACGAAGACGCAACCGCTAGTCTCAAAACCCCACAAGCAAAACAACGGTTTATAGATAATGCTCGAGCGGCTGCTTACATGATGTTTGCCGCCAAAACTTTATTGTCGTTCAGTTCCCCCTTAACAGTAAGCGTTCAAAAGGAATTTTCTAAAGAACCAGAGTTCCAAAAATTGATGGACGAAAAGAAACTAAACGGTAAATTGAAGTACACCTACGTTACGGCGGTTCAAGAATTTACCAAATTGTACCCAGAAAAAGTATTTGACATTGTTTCGCACAGTAAAAGCCCGTACAATTCTTACCCCGAAACCAAAGAAGTTGTGGATTTCTTGAAGAACAACCGCGCTTTGGTTCAAAAATACCCAGCGGCATGTGCGATGCTTGTATCGCAAACGGGAACCTACGACCCCAAAGCGTACGCCCTCGAAGTGTCTATGGGGTTGCGCGTTCTGGACACTCCTCAAGAATATTTGGACCAGTTGTTGGTTCAAGCGGGTAACGAATGGTACAACCGTGAAATAATTCCGTTCTACCCGCACACCGTTGAAAAAGACGGCGTTACCGTTGACCTCGCAAAAAAGGCCGTACGGGAACGCAATGGTGCGGCCCTTACTTACGGCATGAATGATAACCCTACGTGGTACGCTTATCATGGTGGCGATGTGACGATGGCTAAGGCCGCTCAAAGCGTGGATCAAATGAAAGCCATGCTGAAAGACGAAAGCGTTACCGTTTGGGGCAATGGACAAAAAGAGCGTCTTCTGCAATTGATGGACATGTACGATACGCAAATTCAGCATTACGAAACCGAGATCAAATCGGGTCACTCCTCGCAAGCCGGACGCATTTTAAAGAATTGGTCTTCTTATTGCAAGAGCGACGCCGCCAAGCAGTATTGGTCTGATTCAAGCCATTTTCTCACCAACATAGTAGCCAAACTCCCCAATAGGTAGGAATTATGCCAGAACCAACTTTCCAGTCCGAACAAGCGCAGGCGTTAGGGTCGATGCAGGCGCCCAAAGCCGCACCTGCGCCCAATCCGCTGGCTGAACAAATGATGCCCTTGCGAGGCAACTCCCCAACAAACCAACCAATGGCCCCCGTGTCGGAGCGTATGCCAGAAACCTTTGAACCCATTTCTCGCATGCAAAAAATTGCTCACGATTACCACATACCCATTCACGCTGAAGTTCTCCACCGGTTGTTTGATGATATGAAAACTCCAATCACGGAAGCCCGTAAAATGGCCGGAGGCGTTGTCGGTGAAGCGGAAAAAGTGGCCGGGAACGTCGTCGGTGGGGCGAAGAAGGTGGCCAAGGGCGTTGCTGGTGAATCCGAAGCGCTTGCCAAAATGTTTGACCAAAAAGTGGACGCTTTTCACGAATACGCCAAAACCGTGGCGCAAGGATTGTTCCCGACGTTTGCGCCGCAAATTAAGGCTGGAATTCCAACGTCATTTTTGTTGGAGCCCTATCGTCAAATCGCTAAACAAATGTTGGGACACGACACGGAATTGGATTTTCACGCAGACCCCAAAGCCATGGCCGCCCTGCGTGGTGGCGTTGACCCCGCAACGGGTCGATCGGCCCCCATGGATATAGATCAATGGAAAACGCATCTGATGAAAGAAAAAGCGTTTGGCTGGGAACGTACGCCCCAAGCCCATTTAGTTGTTAATTCAATTCTCAATGCCATCAAAGAAGGCTTTGGATTTCAAGAAAGCGGTAATCGCTAATGTCTACTACAACAACAACAACAACAGTAACCCCAAAAACAAAAGTAACCCCAAAAGCACCACCCGCTCCCCCTGCCCCACCTAGTACCGCTGGCAACGTTGAGGTAACGCTACCCAACAAACTGACATTGAAAAATTGGGGAGCAAGTGAAGCCAACATTGATTCGTTATTTGCAAAATACCCAGATGTAAACGGTAAGCGTGTTATTCCGTTACCGTCTTGGCAAACTAGCGGCAACTGGAGCGGCACCGCGTTGGCGGAAGCAATTTCCGGTTTGGGAGAAGTGGCCCCAACCGTTGTTTCTGCGATCTATTCTCACTATGGATTGACAATGGCGTTTAATTCCACCAGCGATGCTACCGGTGGAAATTTTAAAACCCAAGCCGCCGCCGTATTTGACGGTTTGCTTGCCGTCAATGGCAACATGGGCAAAGTCGACATGAAAAAAGTTGGCACTCCCCTAGCCAATCAAAACAAAGCGTATTTGGGGGTGGTCAACGATTTAACAAATCAAAGGGCCGCAGAACAACGTAATGTTACCGCGCAAGCCGAAGCAAGCGCTTTTAGCAGTGTCCAAAGCACTTTGCAAAGTTGGAACCTTACACCGGCGCAACAGGCTTATTTTGATTCTGCTGTAAGCATGTTGGTTTTTCAACCGGGGGCGCACATTACCGAACCCAACACTATTTTGAACGTGTTGCGTGGAAACGTAACGGCAGATTTGCCAGCGGCTATGTCGGCAAAATTAAAAGCCGATTACCAAGCGGCTTTTCCGGGCTTAACCGAATACAACGCTTCGCCCTCTGCGGTTCACATGAACGAACAGCAGTATAACACATATTCGGAAAATATTAAGTCTTCTGCCCAGCAATACGGTGCGCCAGCATTGACCCAGCACGATATCGGCAAACTGTTGACGCAAAACGTCTCTGCGGCTGAATTCAGCCAGCGTGTAACGGACATTTATGCGGCCGTTGCCAACGCTCCGCAAAACGTCAAAAACCTTTTGCGTACGCAATACGGTATTGATCAAAACCATTTGATGGATTATTACGCTAACGGGAAAAACGCTTTGCCCGCCATGCAACGCCAAGTGGCGACCGCACAAATGCAAGATTACGCCCAACGTGTAGGCCTTAAATTAGGGGCCGACGGTTTGCAACAGGCTGGGGCGGAACAGTTGGGTGAGTTCGCTCGTTTAAACGCTACTGCTGGAAACAGTCCACTTGGGTACGGTATTTCCAATATCCAGCAATCATTGCTAAACGCTAGCCGTGACGTGAACTTGACCAAAGCCCTACCCGGTGCCGCTACCCCCACCATCAACACCAACACCCTTATTGGGTCGCAGTTGGCGGGATTCCAAGGAACCACACAGCCAGCCGCTCAACTTGAGGTGGCCCGTGCGGAACAGGCCAAAGCCGCTCCGTTCGAAAAAGGTGGTGGCTACATTGAAACGCAAAAGGGTGTAACCGGTCTTGGAAGCGCTAGGACGTAACCGGCGTAACACGTAGTGTACAATTTAGATAGGTGTTCTGCCCCGTTTGCTCCGGGTGAGCCGTACCACCTATTCGCTGTGAGTTTGCACAACTCCCAGTGCGTAGCAAGTGCAAAACCAATCGCTTTGTTTTCCCCTAAACATAGTGCGTATCCTTAGAAGGGCGAGTTTCATGAGTGAGTTTGAAGAGTATGAAGATGAAACGCCGCAGGTTTTGGATCCAAGTATCCGAAAGCAGTTGCGTGAAGCAGAAAAAATCCGCAAGGAAATGGATAGTCTGCGAGCAGAGTTAAACGCTGAACGGCGTGAATCTCAATTCGCTAAGGCTGGTATTCCAGAGGATAAGTTGGGTTCGTTATTCCGAAGGGCGTACGACGGTGAGGCAGATGCCGAATCGATTCGTAAGGCCGCTGAAGAGTACGGAATTCTACAAACTGCGTCAACATCTCCAGAGCCTCAATCAAACAATTCTGAACTAGATGCGCTTCGTAGGGCTCAAGGAGCAACTATCGGAACGTCTGGATCTTTTCCAGACCCCGGTCAGGAATTTCTTTCCGCCGTACAGAGTGCTACCAGTCCAGAGCAAATCTTGGAACTCGTACGACAGGCCTCCTCTTCCAATCCGGAATTGGGTCTGTGGACTTCTCGGGGTTCGTTCTAACAACCACGAAAAAGAGGTTCAGCCCTAATGGCTCCAACTGATAACTTTACCGGCAGTACCAGTCTTGACTTTAGTCAGACCGCTTATGACCGCATGGCGTATTTCGCCCTGCGTCCCGAATTGTACTTTGACGCCGCCGCAGATGTAATGCCGACGGCCCAGAGCATGCCGGGTTCGTCTGTCCAGTTCACCATCGTCAACGACCTTCCGATTGCCGCCACCGCGCTTTCCAGCGAAAGCGTCGATGTGGACACCCAGTCGCTTTCCGACTCTACCGTTAGCCTGACGCTTGCAGAATACGGTAACGCCGTTCTGACAACCGCCAAGTTGCGTGGTACGTCGTTCATCGACATTGACCCCGTTGTTGCCAACGTTGTCGGATACAACGCCGGTGTGTCGCTTGACACCATCGCTCGTTCCGCCCTTGACTCTGGTACCAACGTTCAGTACGCTTCGGGCCTCGGTGCTCTTGGTTTGCAGACTTCTGTGACCACTCGCGCCGGTTTGGTTCAGGGATCGTACTCTGGTTCAACGCTGACCCCGGGAAACACGATTTCCGCTTTGGACATTCGTGCCGCCCGTGCCCGTCTGCGTTCGCAGAACGTTCCGACGTTTGGTGGAATGTACATTGGTTACGTTCACCCCGACATCGTTTCGGACCTTCAGGGTGAAATCGTTGGCTCCAGCAACCTTCAGGGATGGCGTGCGCCGCACGTGTACGCCCAGCCGGGTGAAATCTGGACCGGTGAATTGGGCGCTTTCGAAGGCGTTCGTTTCATTGAAACGCCACGTGCCCCCATTTTCCAAGGTTCTGGTGACGGTGCTGCCGCCGCTGGTGTGTACGGCGTTACCGCCGGTTCGTTGACCGGTACGTGGACTTCGGGCGCTAAGCCCACCGTCGGCGCTTACGTGTACGGTATTGTCGGTACTTTTGCCACGGGTATCGTTCCTGTCGTTGCTACCGTTACCGGTACGACTTCGGGTTCGTTCACCATTACTCGCGCCACAACCGCGCAGGTTACTGGCTCGGGAACCGTGTCCATCTCGGACTTCGCTGGTACTTCCAACGTGTACGGAACGCTTGTTTTGGGCCGTCAGGCTCTTGCCAAGGCGCACTCCATCGTTGACGGCAACTCGGCATACCCGCACGTTGTTCCGGGACCCATCACCGACCGTCTGCGCCGCTTCGTGCCGCTGGGTTGGTACTGGCTCGGTGCGTACAAGGTGTTCCGTCAGGCCGCGCTGATGCGCATTGAGTCAACGTCGTTGCTTGGTCAGGACGTTAACGAGAACTTGGGTCTTGCGACTCCGTTCACTCCGGCAATTGACCTCGGCGAAACCGCCAACGGTTAATTAACCAAAACGAACTAGGAAGGAACGGCTATGTCATGGTCTTTTAATTGTGCAACTTGCAAAAGCAAGGACGTGCAGGCGGGCGCTCACGAGGTTTATTGCCTCAACTGCGGGTGCTTGACAGACGAAAATGGTGTAGCCGTTCCTTCCGAGGTTCAGTTCTCACGGGAGAATCCTCTGTAATGGATAAACTTGCTTGCCCTCTTGACATGAAGTACATGCGTGGCACCGTTGCCACCGAAATTCAGCCAGTTAGCGCTGGCTACAAAAACCCCGGTCCTACGGAAAACCTCCGTGGGATCGAAACCAACACTGCTCGTCACGTAAAAGGAGCGGTTCAATTGCACGACATCATCAGCATTGCAACCGCTCCTTCAACGCCTGCCGCAGTGTACGCCCCCTGCTTCCGAACCTACGGAGAATAATATGGCCCATCGTGATAATCAAACCGACACCACAAGCCAAGGCGAAGTTGCTTTTATTGTTGACATGCGCCCTCCTACGCTTCTCGAGCAAAGCCTTAACGGTGGTTACAGCCGCACTACAAAGCCCGTTGGCGATGCCCGCACCGCCGGACCCGAAATCCAAACGACCGGTGGACGTGGAATGGGTGATGCCATAGACGCCATCCGTATCGGAGCCACTGGGCGCAAGCACTAGGAATTAACCGTGGCAATCATACTACCCGGTGGTGGTGGTGGTGACGGTGGCGGTACCGATGGCGGTGGCGATTCTGGACCCCTTACTATCACGTTTACGCCCCCGATTGTTTACGACAACCCAGCGTATTTACCGGATTCAACTGGTCCTGCACGAAATCTTTTTCGGTATTGTGCGAACCGGCCACGTCGAGTTTACGTTTACGCTTTGTCGGATGGTACGTTTGTTCAGGACACGGCTACTCCGGAAAATTCAAACACAAACATTCCTTACCCCTATAACCCTTGGGATCCGTCCGCCCCGTACGCTTCAAGTAGTTACGTTGATTTTACGCAAACTCCCGCGCGGGTGGTAACATCAGAAACGGCGCATGACGTGTGGATTACAAAAGTCTACATGACCGCTACCACTGTTACTCAATCGGAAGCGTATGACCTTACTGCCGCCGGATACGGAGATTTACTTTCATGACCGCATTACCACACAACCAAGGGTTTTGTAAACCTGATTGTTTCGGATGCAAAGTTGCTTCTGTGGGGTTTTCGCCGTCTGCTATGCCTTCGCGTTCCAACGTAAGCGAACGCAAGGCTACCGAGACTACCATGAACAAAGACATTGCCGCTTACAAACGTCTTCGTCTCGATGGACTCCAACCCAAAACTACCAAAGGAGCCGCCGCTGTTGAGGCACGTGCCGATTCGCGCTGGGAAGTGGAAACTGGTCAAATGATTGGTGACGCCAAAGTTGCCCGCCAATTAGACGAAGTTCAAAGCGCCATCAACAAGGGCGAAACCGTTGTCCTCTAATGTTCTTACCGGTGTAGTTATGGGCCCCTCTGGGGCTTTAAACAACGTATTGGTTGACGCTTGGGCCGCTTCACGCTTTGTTATTAACGACACCCCTTACACGCCTTCCGTTGGAACGCCTCCACCCGCTGACGGTGCTCTCGCTGATGCTCAAGCCTTTAGTGGCCCTCAATGGGGTGGACCCGGCCAATGGGAAATTACTGTACCTTCAAAAGTTGAATATTGGGTGCGTGTTCAATACAACAATCAATCCTATTGGTCTTATGACGATTCATTGGCTTTAACGGTTGGACCGCAAGGCCCTACAGGTGCTACCGGCGACACTGGAGCAACTGGTCCCGCCGGCCCCACTGGAGCAACCGGAGCCACAGGAGCAACTGGTCCTACCGGATCTACTGGTGCTACTGGTACCACTGGTGCTACTGGTACCACGGGTGCTACTGGTACCACGGGTGCTACTGGCCCCGCTGGTGCTACTGGTGCTACGGGTGCTACCGGAGCCGCCGCAACCGTTACCGTTGGTTCGACTACTACCGGAGCCGCTGGAACCTCAGCCTCGGTTAGTAATTCTGGTACAACATCGGCTGCCGTTTTTAACTTTACCGTTCCCACCGGAGCCACAGGAGCAACTGGTCCCACTGGTCCCACTGGAGCAACTGGTCCCACCGGAGCCACAGGAGCCACAGGAGCCACAGGCGCTTCAGGAGTCTCACTTGCTTCTCCTGCTTTAACGGGAACCCCTACCGCTCCCACCGCTACTGCGCTTACCAACTCGACCCAACTTGCAACTACCGCTTACGTCGATTCTGCCGATGGTGTAGAAAAAACACGAGCGTTAGCCGCTGAAGCATTGTCGCTTCCGCTGGCTGGTGGAACAATGACTGGTTACATTACGCTTTCCGGTCAATCCGGGCTAACTGGTGGGTCAACTAAAACTCTTGCTACCATTCTTGCCAATCAGTACAACCAAATCCAATCTGCCACTCTTGCAACCAACTTCAAATTGCCCGACCTTGCGGCATCTAGCGTTGGTATTGGTGATTTTGTAGTAGTTCAAAATACTGGTGCCAGTACCATCGGCGCCGTTATTTATCCCTATTCTGTGGGTGGAGCAAGTTCTACGCAAACCATTGACGGTTCTTCCGGTGTATTTAACATTGCCGCTAACACTACTGCAATTTTTTGGTGTACCGCTGGTGGTTCTTCAGGAACGTGGAGTAGCGAACAGTTAGACCTTGGAAAAGGTAAGGGTATTTTACCTCTGGCTAACGTCACTGGTGTTCTTTCTGGTAGTTCGGCTATCAGTAGCGATTTAGGTGGCCTTCGCCCCGTAGGTTCTATGTATTACGGTGGAACTGCAATTGCAATTTCAACTGGTGCTACTACAACCCTTATGAGCAACTACACAATGACTTCTAGCATTGCCGTTGGTGGAATGACAGTCAACACTGCCGCCAACAGCGGATTGCAAGTTCCCGTTGCCGGTTATTACCAAGTCAATGTTTCCCAGCAAGTGCAATCAAGTTCATCGGCCAACCGTTTGGGTTTGAGTATCCATAAAAACGCCGTTTCTACACCAATTCTTCAAGGCAATTTTATGACAAACGGTACTACCAACAACGCCAACTTTATTCTTGTCGCAAGCGGAATTGTCTCGTTGGCCGCCAGCGATGTTCTTTCGTGGCAAGTATTTAACTCTGCCGCTAACTTAACCATCAACCCCGGAGCGGTTCTTTCTACTCTTAGCGCAACGCTAGTCGGAACTTAAAGGATAATTTATGCCAACATACATAACCGTAGGTGGAAGCAGTGGTACCGGAACTGGTACGTCATTTGGTGACGTAATCGAAAAAGTATATCGCCGTGTCATGGGCGGTATTCGTGAACGCACCGTTCAAATGGCTGGCTTGAACAACGGCACCATTTTTACAACCCCGTTCCAAATTGGTTCAAACGATAATGAAGTGTATTTAACCGGTTCGCAGGATTCGGGTATTTTCCCCGGTGTAATCCTTGCCGTTGATCTAGAACTGATGTACGTTATTTCGTGGGATTCGGGTTCTCAAATTGCTACCGTTGAGCGTGGCTACTACGGTTCAAAGGCTGTTCAACACGGCGCTGACAACGAATATGCCCTTGCTTACATTAACCCTCGCTATTCGCGTTACGACATCGGAGTTGCAATAAACGATGATTTACGTTCTCTTAGTTCTCCTACTAATGGCCTATTTCGTGTTGGAGTGGCCACTTTAACGTACAACCCCGTCTTTCAGGGTTATGACCTTGGTGATTTGCCCAGCAACTTTATTGACATTCTTGAAATTCGTTATCGCGTTGCACCGCCCCACCGCACTTTCCCGCCTATCAAAAAATGGAAAATTCTTCGTGGTGTGCCGGACCCAGTGTTCCCTTCGGGTCACGCTCTTATTATTTACGAAGCCGGTTGGCCGGGACTTCCCATTTACGTTACTTATTCCGCTCCGTTTATTGGTATGGTTAGCGGTTCTGACGACTTTTATAACACGCCCGCCACTAACGACGATTCACCGCCGTTCAACGGATACGCTTCCAACGCCACCCCTGCGGTTACGTTTACGGGTGATGTAACCGCTGGCAACAACGTTATCTCCAACCCAAACAGCATTGCCGGTATTCAAATTGGTATGTCTGTTACGGACGCTTCGGGCGCCATTACGTCGCAAACGGCAATTCAATCAATTAGCGACGGCATTGTTATGAGCCAATCGGCTATTCAAAATGTCGCTGGGAATACGTTTAATTTGTACAATTCCACTACGGTTCCAAACCTGCCCCGTACGGCGATTGATCTTCCAGCCCTTGGTGCCGAAATTGATTTGACGTTGCCTCGTGAGATTTCCCGTAACTTTATGGAATCACAACCCGACCCTCGCAAGGCCGTGGACGTTCCTGCCGGTTCAATTATGAACTCCGTTAACGCATTGGCCGCACGACGCGCACAGCGAATTAGCGAAGAAGCAGACCGACTCCAGCGCCAGTACACTCATGTTAGGTCTTGGTAATGGCCCTTCATTCTACGCTTTTTGGTTACAGCCAAACAACAACCACGGAAGATGACGCTTTCAACGCATACATCACCCCAAACGTTGGTTCGGTTTCGTCCGTAGCAAATCTTGGCCCCTATGCCGTGGCTATTGACGGACAACAATTTATTATGAACACTTCGTTTGAGCCGTATCGTCGTGAGGCGTTTCGTCACCGTTCCCTTCCCGCCCAACGTGAATCAATTATGATGACAAACATTCCCGGGCAGGGAACCGTTAACACGTCTGGTCTTTGGCGTCGTGAGCAAACTGAATGGTCGATGGGAGCGGGGCAATACACGCTTGACCGAAAAGGTGATTCACAGGAAACTCGGTTCTACCAATCCAAGGGTGTCGACGTATTCTCTTGGCCCTTGCAAGCCACCTTGCTTCCAGATACTTACCGTAAAGATTATCTTGGGACGGTTTCTAACAGTTTGTTAATGACTCGTTGTGGCCCCTATGTTGTTATGGCAGACAATACCAGTCAAGGTGCCAAAGTTGTTTATGTTAATTCTTCCGATTGGACTACAGAACACGAAATTACCTGTTTTTCCGCAACATCTACAGGCGTTACTACTACTACAACGTTAAATTCAACGGGTGCTGGTTGGACAACAGACCAGTGGGTTGGTGCCCTAGTTTCTCGTGGTTCAAGTTATGCAACTATTACCGGCAACTCCGCCGCTCAATTGACGTTTTCTGCTGGTTGGACTGGTGGAACGCCAAGTAACGGTTTATTTTATATTGGTCTTCCCGGAACAATTAAATCTATTACCACCAACGATTATGTTGTTTATGTTGCAACTACTTCTGGTATTTGGTATGCGCAACCAAGCGTAAGCGACACTTTTTCTTTGTACATGGCCAACGACGTTGGCAATTTTTCTGGTGGGTATGATTTGGTGCGTTGGGTTAACGACCAATTAGTTGTTTCTCGCAAAAACCGTCTTTACGCCGTACAACCTCGCTCGTCAAGCACTTACCCGTTTTTGGGTAATCCACCGTCTATTAGCGATACCAGCGCAAAAATTACTAGCATTGTTGGCAATGGAACCACCGCTACCGTTACTACTAACACCGATCACGGTTTTACTGTTGGTCAGCCCGTTACTGTTGTTAACAACCGTACGCAGTATTACCTTGGCGGCAACACCGCTACCGGAATTACTTTAAACAGTGGAATCGCTACCGCTACTACAGTAAGCACCATTAATGGAACCACGGCCGCAACCCACGGTCTTAAAGTTGGGGAATCTATTACCATTTCTGGCAACAATCACGCTCTTGCCAACGGCAACTTTACAGTTCTTGGCGTTCCCAGTGTATCAACGTTTACTTTTAATATTAACGACAACAATGTTGCTACTGGTGCCGGCAACACGGGTGGAACAGTTTTGGGTGATATTCAAGCCGGGTTTAACGTTCCGTACAGCGTGGCTACCGTTCCCTCTACAGCAACGTTTACCGTTGCGAGTACAGTAACCGACGCAATTGGGGCGGTTGGCGCAATTGGAGCGGTTGGCGGAACCGTTGTTGCTTCGCAAATCCCCGACATGTTGTACACACACAATAATTCCAACTGGATTTGGTCCGATGCTACGGCTGGCGAAACGCAAGTGTATTTTGCGGGCTATGTCCAAGGGACCAATAATGGATACGCTGGGTGTGTTTATCGGTCAAACATGACCGGCGCTAGCGTTACCACAACTTCTGGAATTACCACCACTACGTCTGGACAATCGCCCCAACCGTGGCAACTTAATACGCCTCTCCAAGCGTTGCCTATGTCTCCTGACGAATACCCCACCTGCATTGAATCTTATTTGAATTATATTTTTATTGGAACCAACCGTGGTGTTCGCATGGCGCAAACTTTAAGCATTTACGACCCCACGGCAACCGCTACTGGTGATCTTAAATCAGGACCACTGATTCCCAACATTCTTCAACCCGTAACTAATCCCGTAACGGCCATCGTGGGCGACGGACGATTTGTGTGGTTTGCGTGGAGTAACTACGACACACAAAGCACGGGTTTGGGCAAAATGGATTTGTCAACGTTTATTGCTCAAGATCCATTGGCCCCGGCGTACGCTTCGGACCTTATGGTTACGGGTCAGGGAACTATTAATTCGTTGGATTGGGACCCCTACACCAACACGCCCCTTATGGCTATTGGCGGAAAAGGCATTTATGGGCCGTACGCAACTAACGCTGGTGGCAACATGGTTGTTAACAAATACGTGCTTTCGGGAACCATCCAATCGGGTTTGTTCTCGTACGGTATTCCCGACAACAAAATCCCAGTGTATTTCGATTACGGCGCCTACACACCGTCAACAAGCAGTTTGTCGGCTTCTATCGTGCTTGACCCCAACAATCAAGCGAACGGGCTTTCCACAATGTCCGTTCCTACTTATTCCGACAACGATTTTATTTCTGAATTTACTTTACCTACGGGTAGCGCCGCCGAACAATTTAGCGTAACCGTAACTTTGAATTCAGGTTCAGCAGCCGCATCAACGCCGGTTTTGTATCGATGGACCCTTAAGGCGTGGCCTGCGGCGGTATCAAGCACGGAAATTATGGCCGTGCTTCAACTTTATTCCGTCAACGTTGTAGATGGTTTAGAGGTTTTTCAAGACCCCTATGCCCTGTTCCAATTTCTTGAAACTCGCCGTCAGGCACAAAAAATTATTACTTATCAAGAAGGCCCCCTATCCGTGTTGGTTGTTATCGACGGAATAGATTGGTTGCCCCACAAACGTCGTGACAATTACGAAAACGGTTTTGAAGGTGATTGCGTTGTCACCTTGAAAACTATTGGCAAATACAATTACGTTCCAGCGCTTACGTCGTAACTTTATCTAAATAGAAAGTACACTTTATTATGGCTCTTTCATATCCCGCACGGGCTTACGCAGGTCGCGCATCGGCTGGCACTACCGACGCTGCCATTGGGTCTTCCTTTGGCACGGGGGTATTTCATTCTCAAAGCAGCGCCCCCCTTACAGGTTGGACCGACGTTACTGGTGCCAACTGGGCCGGTACCCCAACTCCGCAAATTGTGGTGGCGCTGGGGTACGGCACTGCTTACGAGGAAAAAATCCTTTGCACTTACAACCCTACGGGGTCTGCGCTAACCGTTGTAACTCGTGGATACGACAACACTCCGCAAGGTGGATCCACCTCAACGTGGCCGATTGGCACTCCTTTTGTGCTGGTGTGGTCGGCTACGGAAGCCGCTGAAGCCAATGCCGCCGTTCGAGCCCTACAGCCCACCCTTGCGAGCGGTTACACGGTACTGAATAACCATTCTACGGTTTCTCTTTTGACTTCGTTTGGCACGTCACCGACGTTGGTTACTCCCAACCTTGGAACGCCAACGGCCGTTAACCTAGCCAACGGCACCGGCTTGCCCACCACGGGTATTGCGTCTGGGGCTTTGCCTTCCGGCGTAACCTTGCCAGCAACTCAACTTACAACTGGAACTTTGCCTTCCGGTGTTGCCGTTCCCTACGCTAGTTTGACTGGTGCCCCTGTTGCTCCCGCCGCGGCTACGGCTAGTGTCGTTGGCACCTCTACCGGTATTAGTTTGTCTACGGGTACCACTCCCCTTTTGCCAACCAACGCTAATCCAACAGGGTCTTTCACCAATTACACGTGGCATGCCATGTGCAAACAACAGTCAACTATTACGGGACCTAGCGATTTTAACTTTGTAATTCTTCAACGTTTGGTTGGAGGTAGCACTTGGACCGCAGTTGCAACCGTCAACGTTGGGACCGCCGCTACGGCACTTCAGTATCAAAACATTGCCGCCTCCGGTGCATGGTCAAGTAGTGGTGCTACGGATTCCGAGTTCCAACTTGCTATTGGCAATGTCACAAATAATTATTCTTGGACTGCAAATAGCGTTCGCCTTACCGTAGTTGGATTAAGTTAATGACTACACCTACACCCAACCCAGTTCCACCCGTAAAGGTCGTAGACACTCGCGCCAACATTGTGGCGTGGGCGCATTGGGCCGTGGCTAACAAGGCTCATTTCAACTACACCGAGGGCAACAAGCGTATGACCTCCTTGGGTCATTACCCGCCCGTGTTTCCAATGTTTGCGGATTGCTCGGCGTTTGTAACGTGGCTCTATTGGATTAGTGGCGCACTTGACCCCAATGGTGGCTCGGCCTACACCGCTACCTACTACGGTCGTGAGGGCTACACCGGCACACTTCTCACCCACGGTCAGCACATCTCAGCGAACGTGGCCGTACCCGGTGACGTGGTGGTTTACGGGGCGTACCCCGGACAGCACACCGCTCTTATCGTTCAGGCACAAGGTCTTGACATTTTGACCGTCAGCCACGGACAGCAGGGCGACCCCGAATACACGTGGATCAACAAGCCTACGCATTTGCCACAGAACGGTCACGCCGTTGACGGTCGCAAGCCTCAGACCTTCCTGCGCTTCAACACCACCGCAAAGTCCTTAGTTCACACTCCGGCCCCATAATGCTTGCGTCTTTCAACGTCGACTGGAGCGCGTTAGCAACGTACGTACAAATCATTGTTCCCGTTGGCGGTTTTGCCGTTTGGTTGACTCGCAAAGTTATGCACGAACTCGAACCTAATTCTGGCAACAGTTTGCGCGACGTTGCCGATCGCATTGAAGCGGATATGCGTGAACTCAAAGACTGGACCAAACTTCATGATGCTTACCACGACGGACTCAACGACGGCAAGTAATCCACTTTCCAATCCGCCCCGAAGGACTTTGGGGGAAAAGGCGGCAGACGCAATGCGTTTGGGAATGGGAACGTGGACGTTTCTGCTTACTTTTAGCGCCGTGCTTTTTGTGTGGATTTTAAGTGGTGGTTTTGGTTCCGATCCTTCGCCCTACTTTCGGCTCAATCTTGCTCTTTCCGCGTTGGCCGGTTTGCAGGGTTCGGTTTTGCTTATTGCCGCCAAACGCTCTGACCGCATTGCTTCCAAATTGCAAGAATACGACGTTCGCCTTGACGAAGCCAGCGCTATGCAATTGGAACAGCATCAAATTATGCTTTCCGAACTTACCCAATTGATTAAAGGTTTACAATGAAAATAGCCTTATCTGCCGCAGGTTCTTTATTTATTGCTAACGTGTTTTCGGTTCTTATGGTTCAGGCCGAGGCTCGAGGCCGTGCGGTTATGGCTGGGTTGACGGAAATGGCTTATTGGATAGCCAATATTATTGCCATTCGTTACGCCGTAAACTCCTTTAACTTAAGCCTGGTTGTAGCGTGTTTGTTAAGTTGTTTCTTGTCTACTTACGTTGCAACACGTTTTGGGCATCAAAACATTGAAAATGAGATAGATTCAGAACAAGACAACGCCTTGGAAACCCTAGATGCCCGTGTAAGGGCCCTAGAAGGCGATTCTAGGGGGGTCTAAATGGTTTTAGTACCCACCCAAGGGGATCTTGTTTTTGCCCACTCCAAGGGGCTTATAGCGCGTGCTATTCGCTTTGCGGAACGTCACGATAACGGTAAAGACGCTACATGGAATCACGTAGCCGTTTTGGACCGTTTTGAAAATGGCGAATGGCTCATTATCCAAGCAGAAGCCAAAGGCGTTACCGACCACCACACCCTTTCGGGCATAGCGCCCGGAGGAATTTATCGAATTGTGCCCCTGCCCGTTGAAGTTGACCGAGGCAAGTTTTTAGAATTTGTTCGATCTCAAGTGGGAAAAAAATATGGGTTTCTTACCATTGCTTCCTGCGCTCTTGACATGTGCCTTCCCGACGCCGTGTGTTTGCGCAAATCTGGTACGTGGATTTGCTCCGGTTTGGTTGCTGGCGCATTGTGGTTTGGGGGGTTTAAAAAGGCTTTTGCGTGGCCCGATTTGTACACCGTTACCCCCTCGCAAATTGCCGCAGTAACCATAATTTTAGAGTAGAATAACAAGGACCTAGGAGGTCCCTGTGAAACTAACTCCCGTAGTGCATCACATCGTTATCCCAGACACTCAAGCAAAACCGGGTACGCCCACCGACCACTTGCGTTGGATCGGTCAGTACATAGTTGATGAGTTTAAAGACAAAAACGTAAAAATTATTCACCTTGGCGACCACGCAGACATGCCTTCGCTTTCGTCATACGACAAGGGGCGTAAGGCGATGGAGGGTCGTCGTTACCTTGCTGACATTGCATTTGCGAACGAGGCTTGGTCTGTGCTAGGCTCATCCCAAAAAGCGCTCAACCAAGTAAGGCGTGAAACTAAACACAAGGCTTGGAAACCCGAAAGGTACATACTTCTCGGAAATCACGAAGACCGAATAAATCGAGTCATTGAAAACGAT